GACTGCAGCAGCTTGACCGGGCTTCCTTGCCCTGACTACAGCTAGCCGGTATTACTACGGACTAACTGATCGGTCCACCAATAAAGGTGTCCCGGCGTCACCATTGCTGGCGGATGCCAGCAAACCCACTTGCGCACGAACTTGTGCGTGAAGGTGGGCACGGAACTGCTTATGATACTTGAGACGGGCGTCGTCCACGGGTCTGTATGAGTATACAGGCCAATGAAATGACGTTGGTAGACCGCATAACCCCTCTCCTCACGCCTGTTGGCAGATAAATGCCATAGGAACAAGGTTCGGGAATCAGCGATCTTCTTCTGTCCGGTTTTGGAGGTAAAAGCCAAAACTTTGGACAACCCATTCTTGGTTCGTATCAGTTTCAAGGAGTAGGCGGTCGAGGGGTAAACCCAAACACCGCTAATCGATGACCAATTCCAGGGAACCAACGGCAACTTCTGCGCCGCGACTAAGTCGCATAGCATGTTTGCCAGGTCACCCCCGGGATGTGTCAGTGGCGCCAAACCGTTCACGATATGGCAGAGCTCTGTTTTAGTAGAGCTAGCTGCCCGCAAATAGAACGGCGTCACATTCGATCCGAGGAACCAATCAGCACCGCAACTTTCCCGAAAGGGTCCGTCTAGGTAGCTTTTGTCGGTATTAACTCGGAAACCAAGAAACCTCAGCACTTTGACTAAGAGAGGGCCCTGCGCCTTGGAGATAATGATATCGTCTCCGTAGCACCGGGTTACCTTTGCTGTCGTCGCTTTGCTGAGAGCTGCAAAAACCATTGTCTCTAGCGCGAAGGTCGCTCCGTTACCCATACTGGATAACTTTGCATACCTGTAGCGCTTTCCGAAACCATCACCGTAAGGTGATCTCATGGCGCGAAGCAGGTCATACCACCGAGGTGGTAGTAACCAAGCAACAGCGTTTAATGAGACGGTATCGGACGCCATCGAGAGGTCGATAGTAGCTAAGCTATTATCTATTGAACCCTCCCGGGCAAGATCTTGGTTCTTGGACTGGTCCGACAGGTCGAGATGCCAATGTTTACGCATCCGATCCTTTATGAAGCCATCAAATGCGAGTTGGAGGAAAAGATTCCCTTCCGGTTCGCACGCAATGGTTCTGTCGGTTTTCCAGTTCTTCCGTACAGTTGTAACACGGTTTGAGTCAGTCTCCCTGAACGTCATCCTATCGTAGCCGTAAACGGCCGCGACATGGCGAAGCCAGGGGATCGCTGATTTTGTAGCCGGTAACCCTCTCGTACGCACTTTAAGGTGCGGTAAAGAGGTACGCCGACCCCGTGTTGCACTTGCTCCGCTTGTAACTCGACCCAAACGAGGAATATCCTCGATGAAGGCCGTTACGTCGCCAAGCATACCCGAAAGGATATGCTCCGCCCTCACAAGAACTGCTCTCACCTCCGGATCAATCCGGTCTTGGTGGAAGTAGTAGTGATCCAAACGCTTGTTTGTTATTCGGCACAAAAGCTCTGCACGCTCGAAAGCATGCTCGGCAGCCTTGTAACAGATTTGCGGATTGGAAAATGCAGGATTCTTCTTAAAGAAGGCCTGCACCTGGCGGGTAAAGCGACATAAATGAAGGCATTGATATGCGCCTTCAATGTAGTCACTTGCGTTGCACAGACGATTAATATCACGCGCACGTATCCATCCCAGGACACGTGCAATGATTTCGTCGTCAATGTGACCCTTCTGGTCACGGACATATGCCTTACAACATGTAAAGGCAAAAGTAGACAGGTCCATCGTGGATCCTCCAGTGTTAACGTTACATATTGAGTACTTGGCTAAAACCAAAATACTCGAGTGCACCCAGGCCAGTAGCTATCAGAACGATAACTACCGCGCCAAAGAACGGGCTTAGCGACTCGCTAAGCTTGGAACCGTCGTATAACGCCTTTGCTTTCTTAAAGTTAGCAAAGATACGTCGTACTAAGGACACCAAGCTCAGCTTTAGCTTAGCCAATTCTGGGTGGTGACCGTTGCGCCGAACTCGTCTCCCGCAATTATATCGCGGAAAACGGCGAGCTGCGCGGTCACATCTGCTGCATCACCGCCAATTGGGCGGCGAATTGTAGCAGAGAACGTCACACGAGAGGGCATGATGTTGCCGTCTACGTCCTCAGTGGCTGCGAGACACGTTACCGTGTCTTCAATGACCACTTCGTTCCCAGAAGGTACCTTCCGCTTTTGCAACACAAGAACGGGCTTTTCAGCCGTGTGTGCTGCCTGCGTGTAGGTACGCGAGTTTCCAATGTTGGAAAACTCAGTGAGTGCTGTTGACATTGCTGCCATTAGCGTGTTACTCCTCTATAATCGCAACGTTCTTCGAAACGGGGATTTTGTAACCCCCCCGTAAAAGAGCGCGGCCAGGTCTAAGACCTTGCCAACATCAAGTTTGATGCTTGCGAACGGATGGATTGCCACTAGCTGAGGCGTTCGTGTAGTGATTGTGAGCTTCGCCGTCATATGTGCAACTTCCACGTCCAAATAAGTAGTTGGACTAGTGAAGTAGGCACCAGACGACGTTGCTTCCCGCGTAATGCTGGCATAAGTTCCGCCAGCTGCGGTGTAGTCACTAACTAGCGCAAGGAAGGACAACGCTTCTAACCACTGACCAATCTGAATAAACCAATCAACAATAAATGAGAACCTTACAAGTTCCCATCCGGTAGTTACCGGGTTGAATCGGAATTTCGGAGGGTTTATGTCAGCGGTGATAGCTCCGCGTGTCGACACTTCGATGGTATCCATAAAATCCATAGGATAATAGGTACCACCACCTGTGTTGAGCACGCTGGATGAGCTATTCGTGATATGTTGAGAAAATCCAACACGATCACTAAAGCGTGTACGTCGTTCATCGAGACTGGACAGTGCTTTCTGTAAGTCGAGTAATTCGAAATACAGAATCCGCCAGCCATAGCGATATTCTAACCAATTTCCTGCCGCTTTTGAAGCGCTAAATAGACCCACAAATTTGCCAGATAAATCCCTAAAAAGGGCGGCGGTTTTGTGGAGTTCTAGCAGGCTAGTCAGAGTATCGTGACCCGAGCTATATATCTTCGCAGCACATGCTTGCACGGCAGGCCCAACATCAATGTTGGAAACCACGGCGTCAAGCGCACTGCTAAGAACAGACTGGGTCAAGAACGACTTGTAAGGCACCCAAGGACCAACTCTCTTATACCACGTCCCGCCTTGTTTAGCGAGCGTGTAGAGACCCGTTTCACCCGAAAGGGTGTAGTGGGATTGGTTAAACGGAGTATAAGGCAACAATTCGCCTCGCTTGACCTTCTTGTGAAAGCCTGGGATCGAAACCCCGGTCGTAACGATTTGAATGTCAGCAACACGCTCGATGCCTGGAGGACCATTGGTCGCCCAGCTTGCACCTGAGTTTGTGCTTTTGTAAGCCTGATACCCGACATCAGTCGGTATATCCGTTGTTTTTGTATGGGATGCCATACCTTCCACCTTCTTTGTCGATCGTCCGTGAACAACCGACGTGACAGAGCCAATATTGGACGGTCTTACGACCGCTGGTCCCCGCGAAATGCGGGGACTCGCGGTGGCGACAGTGCGACGCTCTTTGCCCCGGCCGGGACGAACGGTCCGGCTTTTCTGCTGATCAAGAACTTCAGCGTCATCAAGCG